TTCTTGCCCAAAAACACCCGAACCAAGGCCGAATGCCCTAGCAGATGATGATGCTATTGTGGATAAAAGTGGCATGATTAAGCAAACTTAGTTTGTACGGCAAAAACTGTAAAAGCAGATGTTCCTGTTTTAACAATTGTGTATGAGTACACATCAATAGAATTTACATTACCTGCTGATGCGGTTAAACCACCTTGCCAAACAGTAGTAACACCACTTGTCGTTCCATCAACTTGAACAACAGAGTTGTAGTAAGCAGTAGATCCTTGCTTAACCATGTGGACAACAGTAATTGACTCACCAGTTGCCATCAAAGTGTTTAAAGTCACTGGAGTGCTTGCACCAGTAAGATTAATTGTCCAGTTGGCAGAAGCATCACTTGTGTAATACAAAACTGACTGAGTTGTTGCGTAGTAAGCAATAGTTCCAGTAGCAGCAGTAGCGGAAATGGTAATTGTTTCTAGCGCATTGACAAACTTAGTGCCAATCGCAGTAGTTGAACCAGTAAATGTCTGCTTACCAGTATAGGCATTGTTTACAGCAGTACCTGGCACAGCAAGAGCCGTCCTAGCGTCAGCCGCAGTCCCTGCACCAGTTCCACCTTTTGCAAGCTTTAGGTATGGACCAGTATCAAATAATGCGTCAATTTGGTCTAGGTCAGTATTTATTTTACCGCCCCAAGAGTCACTTGATGCACCTACTTCTGGCTTTGTAAGACTTAGATTTGTGGTGGTTGTATCTGCCATATTTACCTCATTGCGTTGTTACTGTCCAAGTCTCGGATTGGTCTGATATAACAGTCCAAGACTCTGATTGATCTGAAATTGTTGTCCAAGATTCTGCAACTAATGAACTATCTTCCCATTTAAGCCTTGCTGAAACAGTCACTACAGCATCACCAGCAACAAATGCACTAACATTCCTTGTTAAACTAGTCGCACAAGTTACTGTAGAAATTGAATCTACATTTGCTGAACATAAAATTACTGATAATGCAGAAGCTTGAATAGAACTTGTTGATACTATTTCTGCTTGTGCAGACTTGATAACACCTGCTGATACAGAAACTGTAGATTCGCTAGTTGGAGTTGCAGCAACAACTAAAATTCCAATTGCATTTGTTGTAATAGATGAAGTGCTAATTACTTCAGCAGCCGCATTGACTACAGCACCACCCGCAAGTGATGAGAATGGTGCTTCAGAAAATGCGCTTATTCCAAACATTATTTCAAGTGTCCATTACCAGATAACCATGCAAAAAGAGCAACTGTTCCTAAACCAACAATCCAAAAGAATTTCTTGACAATGCTTTGCCCAATAGAAATGTAAACATTTTCTATTACTTTTTCTGTGACTTTTTCAACTAAAACTTCTAGTTGTTCATCAGTAAGAACAATTTTGTTTTCCATGATTTTTAACTATTATAGTTAAATTGCACCCAATCAGGGTTATGAGGCCAATCAGTAAATGTTCTAGGCTCTGTAATCGTGCTTGGCAGATCACGCAAAGTCTGACGATAGGTTGTCCACTCAGCCTTCTTAGGAATGGTGCAATCAGCAATCTGAGTCCAATCACAATCTTTAAGTAACTGGTTGCGCTGACTACGAATGTTAGCCATTGCAGAGTCTTTAGCTGCTTGGATTTCTTCAGCACTCATATCAGCTACTTGAACAACAGAAACAAATTCACCATCGTCATAAGCAGCGCATGAAACCAACTTTTGAGTTAGCTTGTCATGTGCTTTAAAGGCATTAACCTTTTTGGCATTATTGGCGGTCAAGAATTCATCACTTGGGCCACTAGATGGAAATGATGTATTGCTAAACAATTCACGATAATCGCCTACTGTGATGGGGCTAGTTAAGATTGCTATTTGCATGATATTCCTTAATATGGACCTGTATCTGAGAGTGCTGATGTTGGCGGTGTAAAGTTGGAGGTATATCGGGCGTAACCGATTGTTATTCTAAAGTCGTCCATGTACCCTACATATGCAGCTACGGCATCCTCTCTTGCGCCAATGCGAGTTCGGGTTGCTGTTGCAAAACTTGCTAATGAGAATGTTCCTGCGGAAGTGCCATCAACATAATACGTTACTGTTGATGACCCTGCCGCCCTAACCAAAGATATAAATGTCCAAGTGTTTGCTGTAAGAGTTGTAGTTGATTGTGTTTGTGCACCAGCTACGGAATCATAAACTTGTAATTTTCCCCCTGAATTTATAAAAAATACAAAACCTGATCCACCTCTAGTTTCATAAATACATAAATCTCCAGCGACAGAAGTTGGATATATCCAAGCCTCTAAAGTAAATGCGATTGAACCTTGAATAGCAAGTAAAGAATTTGTGCTATTTAAATAATCACCCGTACCATCAAACGCCAAAGATCCTGTTCCATACTTCTTCACGCTTGTAGAAATCTGTGCATTGCCCACAGTTTCTAAGTTGCTCATCATGGCGTTGTCAATGATTGCAGCATTGGTGTAGTTGGTCAACAATTGGGTGTTTGTGATTGCTGTTAGTGGCGCAGTTGGCACTGTATAAGTAGTCCCCGTATACAGAGCAGTTCCTTTTAACATTCTAAAATCAGACATGTAACCAATTAGTTGCTCTGTAATAGGCGTATTAAGTGAGCCAATAAATACCGCAGAAGACGGAGTTGGGAACGTTGTTGAACTTGTCCCTGTTGCAACACGAACACCATTGCAAAATAATTCAAAAGAAGTCCCATTCCTACAAACAGCAATATGAGTCCAAGCATTTCGTTTTACAACATCCGAACTTGTACCTACTGGCACATTTCCATCTTCAAATTTAAATGCTACTCCTCCAGTAGTTGGGGAACCATTCCAATTTAAAACTATTTGCCAACATGGGCCACCCGACCCATCTCTACATGACACTAATTGCATAAGCGATGTAGTTTGCGAATAAACCCATGCTTCAATCGTGAATGTATTACCTAAATTTAAGTTCGTTGTATTGGGAACAGTTAAATAATCCCCACTACCATCAAAGTACCCTGACCCACCAATCACGCTTGTGGAGTAGGCGGTAGAAGCACCAAATGGGTTAAAGCGTTGAACGCTTGTGTTTCCAGAAACAGTTAAAGCATACGCATTAACACTAGAGTCTATAAATCTATTTGCTTGGCAAGTTAATAATTGAGTATTTGTAATTGCTGATAATGGCGCAGTTGGAGGAGTAAAGTTGCTTGTATAAACCGCAGTACCTTTAACAATACGCAAATTAGAAATGTAGCCGTTCCACACATAAGTTGTTGAGTAATACCCCCCGATAACTAAATAAGTTCCCGTATAATTTTTTGAATCTGTTAACGATAAAACTGAAACCCCGTTGTAATATAAGGTTGTTGTTGTTCCGCTTCTAACTAACGCAAAATGATTCCAAATGCCGTTTGGAATACTTACTGTTGAAGATGTTAAGGTACTGTTGTTGGCGTATAAAGTAAGATCGGTAGGGGCAACACCAATTGCTAGATTATCAACATCACTGGCTACAAAACCACCAACAGTTGTGCTTAACTGAAACAAGCCATTATTACTTCCACTTGTTCGGTTAAACCAACCTTCAATAGTAAAGTTGCCAGTACCAAGTGCTAGATTTGTCGCATTTCCAGTTTGTACGTAATCACCCGTTCCATCAAAATAATTAGACCAATTAGACCCATAAGGCGAGAAAGAACCTTGGGTTGTATTGCCGTTGCGGGTAATGGTGAAGTTGTTTGTACTGCTGTCTACAAATGTATTGTTCTGTGCGCCATTAGTCCCATCGCCATGTAAGAGCATAGTGACGTAATTGAACTGAGCATCTGGCCCACCGCCTGATGGTGTCGCTGTTTTCCCTGCTGCAAACATTGTTCAGTCCTTATGGTGTGTAGTTCTGACCGACAGTCGTGCCATACCAGTTTGTGCCATCAGCAAAGAATGAATAGATGTCTTGCTTGGATGCTGTGCTGGTCACAGTCGGTGCTGTACCGCCTGGCCATTTAACTGTTGACCATGTCACTGTGCGTGATCCTGTGCCATCTTGCTTCAAAAGCAAAATGAAAGACCTACCAGCCGTTGCCGTTGGCATGGTGATCGTTGCATTGCCTGTCAGGGTCAAAACTTGAAATGAACCATCAGCCAGGCTGATCGTGTAGGCCGTGGATGTGTTGGCCGTGTTCACCTCTTCGGTGTAGCCATTGGTGAATGTTCCAGCCTCGACAGTCTTATTGGTCAGCGTCTGAGTGTCAGTCGTTCCCACAATCGTGCCACTTGGCGCTGTCACAGCTGTGAATGCGCTTGTCCCGTTGCCCTTGACAATGCCAGTCAAAGTGGCTGCACCAGAACCGCCTTGTGCCACTGACAATGCCGTGGTCAATCCGGCCAGTGAAGTAATGTCACTGTTTGCACCAGAGGCCGCAGCGCTTAATGCTGTACGCGCATTGGCTGCCGTGCCTGCACCCGTGCCACCCTTTGTGATCTTTAGCACTGGGCCGGCATCAAACAATGCGTCAATGGTGTCCAGATCGGTGTTGATCTTCGTTCCCCAGGTGTCGGTGGATGCGCCAACTTCTGGTTTGGTCAGCAATAGATTCGTGGTGGTTGTATCAGCCATTTTTCACCTCATGCGGCAATTTGCCAAGATTCGCTATTATCAGCAATTGGGGTCCAAGTTTCACTGGTGTCACCAATTGCTGTCCATGTTTCTGACTGGTCAGAGATCGGTGTCCAAGTTTCTGAATTATCAGATATTCCTGACCAGCTTTCTGCCGTGTCGCTTTCTGCTTCCCATTTTAGTCTTGCATTGACCGCCATGGATGATGTTTCTGTGAATGCCACTGCACCAGGCTGCCTTCTGGTGGCGCTGATGGCCATGGTGCTAGTGCCAACAATATTGAAGCCAGTCGAGCCAATGATGTTTGTGACCACCGACATGGTCGATGTGTCAACGATCAAAGCCTGACCAATGGCATACCTGACACCGCCCACAGACATGGTGCTTGTGTCGCTGATGGCGGCTTCGCCCACCGCATAACGAACACCAGCCACCGCCATAGTGCTTGTGTCACTGATGCTGGCTGATGCATCCTTTAGGACATTGGCCGCCACGGCCATGGTGCTTGTGCCAGTAATGGCCATCGCACCATCAAAGATTTCATTGGCCTGCACAGTCATTATGCTGGTGGCCGTGATTGCTATGGCAGCCGAGACATACCTGGTTGCAGCCACCGCCATGGTGGACTGGGCGTAAATTTCAAATTGGGTATTGGAGACAGTAGTTCCAGCCACCACCATGGTGCTGGTGTCTGTGATGGCCACAGACGGCTCAAACGTGCCTCTGGAGTAATTGCCGACCCCGTAGGAGCCGTAGCCGTAGCCTACCCTTGGATCAGAGTATTGGCCAACACCAAAATTCCCCGATCCATAGGCTGCCATATCAGGCCAATGTGATGCTCAAAGATGCAGCTGGAATGCGCAGCACATCGCCATCATTGATGGTGCGAGCTGTGGTCAGTGGCGCCCAGGCCAATAGATTGCCGCTAGTAGATGCATCAAAGATGCCAGCCCAGCCAATTGATCCCCAGTTTCCACCGGAGGCAGCTGCAAACTCGATGGCCGCTGCATTGGTGAATGTTGTGGCCGTGCCAGAGCCGGAGATCGTGCCAGTCACCACCCGTGCGTAGGCGTTGCCAGACACCTCAGTGCCGCCACCCGTGTCACTTGGTGCAGCCGTGAAAAGGCCAACATACCAAGCCGTGGGGCGCGTTGCAGAATTTGTGGTGAACACCCAATTTAAAACTAGGTTTTCGGTGTAGTCGGTAAAAGATGACATATCAGTCCTTATCCAAAAGTCTTTGCACGGGTGAGCAATGCACCACCAGAAGATGAGCCGCGATCATCGGCAGTTTGTAAATCGTTCAAGGCTCGCTCATACAGCGTTGCCCATGTCTGGATTCTCGCATCATCTTGCAAGTATGGCGCAGCCTGCAAGAGTGATCCATACAGATAAATGTCGGGGCTTGAAGACAAAAGCCAGTTGCTGGCCACTGATGTTGATAACTTTGTCAACTTTGCGTAATAGGTCAGCTCAGTCGTGTAATTGGCATCAGGTGTCGGAACAATTCGGAATTGGCCACCGACCACACCAAAGAATTTTGGTTTGCCACTGGCCGTGTATTTGGTCATCTCATTGTCAAGCGCATCAATGCTCAAAAACGACAATGGGGTTTGTGGGTTTGTGCTGGTGAGCTTTAAAGATTTGACCTCTAAAAAGTCACTTGGCACTGCGCCATACTGCGCGTCAAAAGACGCATTGGCCCTGACAATCATCTGCCTAGTGCGCAGCGTTCTTTCGATTTGCGCCTCGGCCAGAGAAATAAAGTCTGGGATGGCAGTGGTCAGGTCCGACCGATTAAGCCAGTCACCAATGGATGTCTTCAGCTCTGTGTATGTAGTCAGTGCCATTATTGGGCCTCTTTTTCCATCTCTTCTTTCACAATCCAAGTGTGTTCATGGCGAAATTCAAACGTGCCAATGTGGCCAATTTCCTTTGAGACATCATGGTCGATGTAGACCTTGTAGCCCAGCTCTTGAGCTTTCTTACAAAAGAACACATCTTCTCCCATGTAGCCCCGTGTGGCCTGCCATGGCATATCAAACCATGGCTCGCTCATGCCCTCAAACACCTCGCGCTTGATCAGCATTATGCCCGTTCCAATGCTTCCCACCTCTTCCAATCCAGTCGATTCTGGCATGGTGAAAACCGCCTGGCGCTTGCCATTTTCGTCATAGTTTTGGGCAGTTGGTCCGGTGGGCATTCTGCGCCTGGCACAGTTGGCAGCCACAATCTCTTTGTCGTGCTTGAGTAATCTTTGGACCATGTCCTGTGGAAAGGTCATGTCTGAGTCAATGAAAAGAATATGGGTGCAGCCCTCTCTCATGGCATCCAAGCAAAGGTCAGCCCTTTGGTTTTGGATGATTGTGCCTTGCATCAATTTCAGACTGATAGCGTCTGTCGTGTTGAGTGTGTGATACGCCACCATATTGACCATGCAATATGTGTAGTTGGTGTGGACCTGATCACGGGCCGGTGTGCATACAGCAATGTAGTTCATACTTTTCCAGGTCTTGTCCTAAAGAATTGATTGTCGGAGTCGTTGAGCCAGCGCTTCATATATTCTTGGTCATCGATCTTGCCCTCGGCCTTCATCTTGTAATAAAGGGATTCGGGGATGGATGCCACTAAGTGCCACTCGCCTTTCCAGCTGGCCTTCTCATCCACAGCGTTGTAGATGGCCTTATTTGCCTCGATGACATCGGTCACATCTTGCTGGGTCTCAATGGTCACATCGCCAGTGTCAGCATTCTCATGCCAAATGCGTGTGATACCTTGTTCTTTGTTTTGGTCAAAAAGTCTTTTGTGAATCATTTTAAAAAAAGGGCCAAGTTTCCCTGGCCCTTTCCGTTTACCTTCGATTAAGAAGTGATCAAGTCAGCGGCCAAGCCGTGGGCATTTTCAGCCAACACTTTGTGACCCCACTCAACGATCAGCATACGCTTTTCAGCATCGCCAGTCTTGGCCAATTCGACTTGCTGGTAAGGGCGCAGCACTGTCATCTTGGCGTAGTCAGGATCAATGACCCATGCATCACGCTCACGCTGGAAGCGGTTTGCAATCACTTGCACATTGCCGAAGTCAGAGACATAAATGTCAACTGCACCGACCAATGTGGCAGGCTTTGCACCGCCATCAATGTTGAAACGGCTTGAGGCAATACCAGAGAAGCCTGACACGCGCT